CTAACATTGCCGTTTTCATCAGGTCTTACATTGTTTACAGACTGCACAACGTATTCCGGTTTACCCCTCAAATCACTGTATTGCCCGCTAGTCGCAACATCAGATAAGTCACTTCTATCAACCTTTTCTTGGAAAGCTACCTGTAATTGACCAATAGTCTTATCAAAATCTGCTTTTTTCGTGTAGGTTTCAGTAATGACATTACCAGCACCGTCTTGTGTTGCTTTAGTAGCAGCATAGGCTGTTTCTGTTTTACCTAACTTACCCCCTAAAGCAGAGTAAACAGTTTTGTTAGCAATAGCATTAGTAGAGGTAGCGGACAACGTAGTATCTACAGTGACATTTGAGCCACCGCCACCACTAACAGAAATACTAACATTACCACTAGCATCGGGTTTCGCGCCATTAACGCTCTTAACTACGCCACTAATATCTGTTTTCTTGGCGTAGGTTTCAGTAATTACATTACCTTCGCTGTCCTGCGTTGCAGACGCTGCGTTACCTGTATAACTACTTGCATTAATTGAGCCTACAGCCTGCGAGCCTTGTCGCCACGCTATTGTAGTTGCTGCACCTATTAAAGCAAAACCTGAATAAATGTCCGTACCAACTTTATCTAACAACGCATTGTAAATGACTTTATTCTGGACTGGATTAGTGCTTGTACTTGATAGTTCTTCATCAACAGTAACACCGCCGTCCGCCCCATCCTTGCCTTTAGGCAGCACAAAGTCTAACACCGCAGCAGACGATGTGCCGCGATTGGTGACTGTAGCCGATGTGCCCGGAGCACTTGTTGCAACGTTGCCGATAGTGATTGTCGCTGCATTACCCGCAGGCCCTTGTGGTCCCTGCAGCCCTTGCAACCCACGTTCGCCCTGTGGGCCTTGCGGCCCTTGAATGCCTTGTTCACCTTTTTCGCCTTTAGGTCCTTGAATATTTCCACAGTCAAGCCATTCTGCGCCAGTCCAAACAAAGAGATTAACGCCAACCATGTAAGCGTCGCCGTCATTACCTTTTGGATGTGCAGCCATAAAAGCGGATAAACTGTCATATTTACCTTTAATGGTAATGCCGGTACCTTGTTCGCCTTTTTCGCCTTTTTCGCCTTTTTCGCCTTTTTCACCTTTAACATTTATCGGGGTAGGGTTCGCAAGTCCTGCCTTATTAGTCCATGATAAAGTACCACTACTATCAATAGACGGTACAAATACGTTGACATTCTCGCTATACTCTTTAGCCTTCGCTGCCTGCGCACTTGCTATTTGTGCTTGTTCTTGCGCCTGCGTATAGGCATTTTCCGCCAACGGCAGTACCCTAGCTGGGTCCTCCGTAAGCTCAATTCCTGTACCTTTATCGTTGATTCTAAATCCTTTACCGTTTCCCCAAGGTATAGTTGTGCTCACGTCGCTACTTGTGTTCACATTAACTTTCAGACTTCTGTTTGTTGTATCTGTAAGCTGCTGGCAAATCATGGTCAGCTTATCGCCAATATCTTCAACCTGGTTAAAAGGATATTGGTCTGGCAAATCCGTTTCCTGCGTTACCGGCACTTCCCTATAAATCGTCAGTTTCCAACCTGCCGGCAACACCGGCGGCCGTTCACTCTCCGGCACTTCTGCGCCGACTGCATAACCTGGATAACGTACAACATTCTTTTCAACATCAACGTAATAATCTTTAGTCAGCAGCTTTTCTTTGCCGTCTGCGTCAGTCAATAAAACTTTTATGTCCGTCCGGTCTAAAATTTTAAACTGATACGCAAACTCTGTTGCATTCCCATTGCCGTTATATGTGATTCTGTTATCGACATGAGCAATCATAATAGCTCCCCTCCTTTTATTGTTTTTGCCAAAAGAAAAGCGTAGATATATTTTTATATCTACGCTTAATAAATTCACTTTAACTAATTATATACCTATTTTTGGAGATTCATATCTATGCTACTTTGTGAAATTTTTGTCAATCTTTTTTACGTTCGCTTTTTGGTCTGCGCTTGTAAATATCTTGCAGTTCAAAATCCATATCACCAGCAGCAATATCTATACCGTTGAATATGATATTGAAGATGCCGCTAGGAATACCAAGCCATGCGCCGCCGACATATGCCACCTGCTCTGCCAATTCGCTAGGCTCTTTCTTACCTTCCACAACATCGTTTATATGTCTTGCAACAGTAAAGCCTCTGTCAATCAAGCCTTGCGCCGCAGTCAGTCTATAGCCGTAGTTTCTCATGCCTAGCAAGTTCTGTACGCCAACATTCGCTGCCTGCCCTACGGGGCCACCCATAGACAACGGGTAGTTGATAAGCTCTTTTGCAAGATTATTCCAATCGTCTTTTTTATCTTTCTCAAAAGGAGCGGTCAAAGAAAGCTCTCCGATAGCCACGTTCAACAAGCATACGCCTAACCATTTAGCAGCAACGAAAGCAATCAGCCGTTCAGCCATTTCTTTTTTTTCACCGCTATTCCATAACCTTTTAGCAATATGAGCTTCTCTGTCCCATTGGTTAAACTGCGTATTGAAGAATCCCTGGAACATCGTAAACAGTCCGAATAGGCCACTGCCACGTTGCAGGCTTGACACATCATGAATACGGCTACTGCCTAACGTGCGACGAATAACAGCGTTCGCAAAGTCTAGTGCTTCCTGCTCTGTCTTGCCTTCGTTAATCTTTTTCATATATGCTTCCGCAAATACCGGCTTTGCAGTCATCATATCAGTGTAGCCTAACAGCATTGCACCATATTTCAGCGTCTTTTTCTCAATTGAGTTAAGGTCGGAACGATTCTGAATATCTCTCAATGTAACGTCTGGTACTTCCATGCGTTCACGCATAAACACGCTTTTTGCGCAAATCGCATCTACTTCTGCCCTGCCTTCACCTGTAAAGCCACGGTACAAGGCTCTGAAAGCGTCAGCATAAGTAAAGCCTTCTACGCTATTTCCGTATAGCAGGATGTTAGAAAAGTTCTGCATAGCCGTTTTGAGATTAAGCATAATAGCTGTATTGGTAGCAACATTGCGCAAAGCGTTAGCGCATCTGGTAAAGAATGTTTCAGCCATTTGCGCAGGCTTATTGTAGTACGGATTAGCGCAAGCCTGTAAAAACTCTCTTAAAAGTTTTACATTTGTATCGCCTAAACGCTCAACCATGTTACGATAAATATCCTCATCGTTCAGTATCTTTCTGAAATCAAGCATTGTTTCACGATAACAAATATCGTGGATTGTCTGCATCACTGATGTAACCTCACTGCCACGTGACAAGTCCACCGGATATTTACTGCCAGTACGTGACTTGCTGGAATTGCTATTGGTTGTCAGTGTCCGCTGCGGCGGTCTGCTTCCTTCTTCGGTACTGTCGATTCTGTCAAATTTACCAGGCATGCTGCCAGTACGCGTATCCCTGTTTAGCGGGAAGTAGCCACCTTCAAATACTACACTCTCTCCGTTGGCAAGTTTCATCACTAGCGGCGTGGCTTCAACTTTTGGCGGCTCAAAACCTTTAGTCCTGCGGTTAAGTTCTGCCAGCATCGGCCAGAATTTACTTGCTGCATTGATACGTGCCTGCGCATAGGCAATATCTTCTTTAGTCAGATGCTTACACAAAAACTCTATAAGGTTTTGTTTGGTTTGCAGCATTGCTTCTTCTCTGCCTATAAGCTCCGATTCTTCCACCCATATATCAGAATTCTTTACGCCTACCGGTTTTTGTGAACAAAGTCTTGCAGCATTACTATCACTGCCCAGGTTGCAAAGCATAGCAATCAAAGCATGCTTATCTGCGCTGCCGCCAAGTTCTTCGTAGTAAATTCTTTTATCGTGCGCAATGCCGGTTTCTTTGTCTGGCTCCCATTTCTGCAAAGCATCTGTAAGCTCGTTCTGATAACCTTCAAGCATCGTGCTTTCCATATCTGCGCAATGGTTGATTTTGTTGTAAAACTCCCTAGTAAAATAACCTTCCGTCCAATTATCCATCATCAAGAAGAAGTTATCAGCGTTACGCAGTGTAGCTATGATATTTTTAGGCCAGTCAATAATTCGCTTACGCAGGCTCTTTTTACTGTCGCTGCCAATCTCCGCCTCGTACTCTACCGGCAATTCTTGCAGGTGCGCTATCGTATCAGCCTTAACCTTTTCAAATGCTTCATCGGCAGCAATCTTATTCATCTTCGTATCTTGCTTTGCAATAGCACGAATGTTTTTCAGTGCGTCGATAACGTCCATATAGTTCGCAAGGCTAAGCTGCGGCGCATTGGTCAAATCATTATTCGGGTTCAGAACAAACTCCGGCATAGAAATAATTTCGTCACCGTACTTTGCCTGCATCTCTGCAATGTAATCGCTAAGCGGCTGCACTTCTCTGCCGTTGGTGTTAAAGTCCTTGCGGTGATAGCCCATACGCTCCAGCAATGCGCACATTTGGAAGAAGTGCTGCTCTGTTCCCCACACTTCTTTCTTGCTGTGCATCTGCTTTCTGACGTACTTTCTTGCGCTTTCAATCTGATGTTTGGCCTTGACTGCTTCACGATACAAAGCGTGATTAATCATCTGCTGTTGCTTATACATAGCCGCTTCTTCCAAAAGGCCAGCTTTCGCAGCCTTGTTTGCATTAGCCGCCGCTCTGCGTTCTGCCATAGCAAATCTTCTCGGCTTCATAACTTCGCCTGCTGGCAAAGTCTGAATATAGCGTTTAGCAAAATTGTCTGCGTTCTGCTTCCGCACTTTAGCAATATTCTCACGCTCTTTTTGCTTAATATCCTTGTCGCTTATTTCGTTGAGTGCCTCATCAATAAGCTGTTGTTCAAGTGCAACCACTTCGCCGCTTTCGTCATTGTAGAGTGCTTCCCTTGCCGCCTCTCTTGCCTGTTCACGCTCCTGCATGAAGTCGGGGAATCTGCGGTTCACAGCCTTGTCAATCTCTTGACGCACCATAGCTCTTTCACTCGGCGAAGTCAAAATATCCTGCGCCATAGCATCGCCGCTGTCATAGCCTAAGCTGTCAGCCACCCAGTCAAACAGTTCTCTCTGCTCGTTAGACAAGGCACGCTTTTTGCTCATCTCCACAAGGTCGACTTTATCCGGATTAGTTTCAAGCTCATGCTTCAAGGCTTTAAGCTCGTTAAGCTCCGTAAGTTGTTCACCCTCTACCAACGTTTCGGCAATCTCTTTCAAGCCTTCTTCGCTTTTGAGCTTTGCTCTGTCACCGCCGTTGCGAACGTAGTTTCTCGCCCAGTTATCCTGCACGTCGCTACCCTCATTCTCATTGACGGTATAACCTTCGACAATCTCTCTTGCCATTTCATAGCCGCTGGCATAGCCGTTTTCCTCTGCTATCTGGTCAAAGAGTTCTTTTTGCTCCTGCGATAATTGATTGCGCTTACTTTCTTTTACCAGGTCGACACCTTCGGGGTCTGTTTCAAGTCTATGTTTCAAGGCTTGCAGTCTGTCCAGCTCATCTACAATATGCTTAAAGTCTGCCTTAATTTCAGCGTCGCCATAATCTAAACCGGTGCTACGCAAATCGTAGTAATCCGCTATATCTTCGCCTCTTGCAATCTTTTCAGCAATTCTTCTGCGTCCTTTTTTACTGGTCAAGTCGCTTACGCTGCCGCCGTAGTCATGAACGTATCTTGATACCCAGTTGACATTACGAATACTGTCACCTGCTTCATGGAATACAAGGCCTTCAATATCCGCTTGCTCTAAAGCTCGCTTAGTCCAATGACGTTTTCCGTCCTTGCCTATCTCACCAAAATCAACCAAGACTGCGCTTTGGTCCGGTATGCCTGCAAAGTCATTTGCATACTTGCCTTCTGTTCTATTGGTTGCGGCAAAGTAGCCCCACTTACCATTGATGAAAAACGCACGCTCACTCTTGACTGTATCTTGATATTCCGCAAGCTCACTTTCTATTCTGTCAGCAATAGGATTCAAAATATCATCAATAGCTCCGTTTGTATCTTTTAACAGTTCGTTATAGTTTATACGCTCATTACCATAAATATATTTTCTTGCAAGCCTACGCGGATTAGCTTCGATTGTTTCCCATTCGTTGATTTTTTGCTTGAAGTTAGCATGAGCCATGCCGTTTGCATCAACCACAAAAGACGGATTGACAACTGTTTTTTGACGCGCCTTGCTGAATGCCGCAACGAGCATATCTTCGGCGTTGGCAACACGCTCTTTAGAAAGTGCGCCGTATGTGTCGACTTCCGCTTGAAGATACTCAACTATCGGATTGAGTATATCGTCAATGCTGGCGTTGGTATCGTTCAGCATATCATTATAGTTTGGCAGGACGTTTCCTAAAACGTGCCTGTATTTTCTTGCTATAATCGCAGGATTAGCGAGTTTTGATTCTTGCCCGAATTCCTGCCCGACTTGCACTCTTGCACGATTGACAAGCTCACGTGCTACCGCTTCTTCAATCTGCGGCCGTATTTCTTCGACGAACGCTGCCTTTTCAGCTCTGCGCTTTGCACTGAAATCAGCCATAGCACGCCTTGTAAGAATATCCACGGCCTTGTCTTTAGCCTTCAAGATTTTATCTTGAAGTGCTTTTTTATTTTGTTCGGATAGCGTGGATGTGATATTGTCGGGTAAAGCGCCAAACATACCTTCCATGCGTGCCATAACTTCGATTTCTTCGCGGCAAGCCAGCATCCTGTCAAACACTTGCCGTACTTCCGGTGTCAGCTCTGCCGCATTTTCGCTTCTTGCTATCTTGCTATAAATAACTGATAACCAATTAGCGAACCTTTGGAACGCTCCACGCAGTCCCACGCTAGGCGCTTTGCCTTCCATGATATAAGTTTCAAAGGCTTCTGCTAATTTTTCATGTGCAGCTCTCTTTGCTTCAACGTCGCCGCTTGCCCATACATCAGCTTCAATACCTGCGTACTCCATGAGCTTTTTCGCATCAGCGTTTAGTCTTGTGTTGCTGGGGTCTGCCAATGCTTCGTTAATCATGGTTTCCACAAAGTAGTGTCCTGTTTCGTGGATAACTGTACTTGCATCTGCGCCCTTAAAAAGCGTGATAACATAAGTACCATCATCCATTGGGGAAATCATGCCTTTATCTTTCAGTGTACCATTGACAATTTTTTGTTGCTTGTAATTATCTGCTTTTTGTGATACACTATCAGCAAAAGAGGACGTTTTGTTTGAGATACTGGGCTGAGCCTTGAATTGCTCGGAACCCGAGGGCTTGAACGCGTCCTCTATTTTTTTATACTCACTTTCGTTAAAAACATTATGATTATAATATGATAATGATTTATCATTATGTTCTCTTACTGTAACAACTACATAACTTTTTTCACCATTAACATTCAGTGCAGAATGAATATAATAAAAATTCTCGTCTGAATGTTTTTCTTTTTGCGGCGCAGATTCTGTAACGAAATTACCATTCTCCATAATTTCACGTAAATAGCGCAATGCAAAAAGTTTTTCTTTTTTAGCGGAAGTGTGTTCCATTTTCTTTCTGCCACTTGTGCCAAATTTAATATTATTTTCTTGATACCCTTTATCTATTCTAATATCACCCAATACACCATTATGAACGCTCGTGCCTTGCAAGTTGTCCCTATACCATGCAAAAGCCTTTTTCTGCAAGCTCTTCAAATCTGAATAGTGTCCCATCTCATTTCCGGTAATATTAGTAGTATAGAATTGCTCTTTTTTAAGCACTCCTCCCTTGCTAAACCAGCCATTCTTTTGTTTAGCTTTGCCGCCATCTTCAAAGCGCAGCTTATTCTTTTGCAGCCATGCAGCAGGATTTTCGGGGTCTGCAATAAGTGCGCGGCTCTCCAGCACTAAGCGCAAATTGCCGGCATGAGATTTATTCATACCTGCTTTAGTAGCGCTGCCAACAATAGCGTCAAGTTCTGTGTCAAGCTCCGCGCTTGCCTGCCTGGTTAAGTTATAGCCTTCTCGCAGTTCTTTGCGTGTCTTTGCGCCGCCGTCCGACAATTCGCCGTTGCTGTCAAAATACATATTGTCTTTCGTAGCTTCAAACAGTGCATTGTCCTTAGCCATTGCCGCCGTAAACTTGCCACGGCTAATATCAATATCCTGCCCCAGCTCCGCCGCAGTTGCCACTTCTTCCGCCGTCACACCTAACTCCTCAAAAAGTTTATTGTTGTTGCTAATCTGCTTATAGCCTTCCAAGTCTTGCGCCGATACAGTAACAGTATCGTCCTCAAAGTTAGGATTATTCGCTTCAATTTCAGCCGCCGCACGTTCCGGATTAATGCCTGTTTCTTTGATTCGTTCAGCATCTGCTACTAACTTTGCCTTGCGTTCTTCGTTGGCTTTCAAAGCGACGTGCTCAACAACGCTGTCAACTGCAACCTTTGCACCGCTTGCAGTACCACCAAGGATAGCACCGACAAGGCCGCTATATCCCGCTTCCTTCAAGTTCTGCTGCCAGTTCTCGCCCCATTTCTCCGCAAGTTTGGCAGTGCTTGCGCCGGGGTTCTTTGCCCATAAGTCCGTAGCTTGCTCCGGGAATTCCTGCAATGCTTCGGTAACACCTTCTTCAAGGCCACGTTTGGTAACTTCCCATATCTTAGCTTTCAGTCCGCTACCGGCAGGCATCTTTTTAAGCAGTCTGCCAAGTGGCAGTTCCTCTAATACCGCTTGCGGAATTGCGTTCATCAAGCCTGCCTCTGCTGCTCTGCTTGCGCTTACGCCCTCTTTGCGCAGTCGCAGGTATTGTTCGCCGCTGATGTTTGCACCATTGTAAAGCATACTGATAGCGTGTACAGTTTTTGCACCTGCACCGGCAGCGCCTACACCTTTAGTCAGTGCAAACTGTACTAAAAGCTGAATACCGTTTTCGGCCAAATCATAACCAAGTTGCCCAGCCGCCGTATCAGCCTTAACTTCTTCGCGCTTCAAAATCTCATCGGTGACATAGCCTAAAGCCTTGCTGATGTTCTCTGATTGGTCATACTCTTTAACAACATTCTTGTCACCCTTATGAGCTTCAATATTAGAATCAATCGCCGCTTTAGCCGCACCGAATAAGCCACGCACCGAACCTTTAAGGCCGTTCATCACGGCAGTGCCTATGCCTGGTTTATCATCGTTGATAATACTACTAGTATCAATCGTCGGTGAGCTATTGCTCTGTACTGCCTGCGAAAACTTATTGTACTCATCGTCGCTCATTTTTTGCAGGTCATAATAGCCTAGAGTTTCAGCAGGTGACAAGCCGCTGTCAATATCAGCAATAAAGCCATAATTAGCATATTCCTTTTTTGCCTTTAATCTGCGGTCGAATTCGTCTAAAGGTTCATTAGCCATTTAGTAATCTCCTTTCAGTAACTTTGCCAGATATGCACCGTTTATTTTGCCCGATGTGCCATCTAACCATTTAACATCGTACCAATCATCGCCCGTTTTAGTTACGCTTGCGATACCACGTGCAATTAAATCTGCGTCACTTGCTTTTATATCTTCTGTACTGTCAAACCAGAATGAATGTTTTTCGGTAACATAGTTGCCGTAAACCTTAGTTGTTACGCAGTTTTGCAAGGCTTCCAACAGCTCCGTTTCACCCGGATTCATGCCGTGATTTTTTGCGCGATAAACGCGCACCCATTGCCGCCCGTAGTTTTGGATTTTTTTCTTATACAGAGCATCGGCATTTTTGCCTGCGACTTGTTGTACAAGACCTTCCATATCAAAAGCAAATTCGCCTGTCCCGTTATACCAATCGTTGTATATTTTTTCTAACTTCCCGCGCTGTGCAGACGATGCACCTTTGTTAGCAGCGTATGCTAAAAATTGGTCGATGCTAGCAAACTTGCCTTCTTGCAGCATATCTTCCAGTACGCCTATTGCATCATCATCAAGTTTTCCGTTGCCTTGCGGTCCGTATATCGCCGTCACCGCATTACGGTATGTTACGTACTTGTCGGGGTCACTGCCTGCCTGGTTAGTAGCCCACGCCATAGCATCACTATAGCTTGTGCCGTTATTAAACATACTAAATATCTCATTCTTTATTCCTTCAAAAAGTTTGTTCTTTTTGTAAGTTTCTATTCTGTCATGGTCTGCCTTAATAGTGCGGTACTGCTTCATAATACGGTCTTGCTCATCCTGGCTCATGTTGTGAGTGCTGCGCACGTTTCCTGCCCTATTGGTAACACTCTCTGCGTATTCTTTGATACTAGGCTCATTCCCATGCTGCGGCGTATCCCAAGTGTTTCCCCATACGTCCGTTGTTTTACCACTTACCCAGCGTTGTGCATTAGTTTCTCCGCTATACCATGCTACCGCCGCACCTGCTGCACCGTATTTATCATAGTATTGTTTTAACTTAAAGCGTGCTACAATCTCTTGATTTTCCGGTGTCATTTCTGCACCTGCTGGCAAGCCTGCTTCTTGGCTCCAGCTAGGCCAGTTACTAGGCAAAATCTGATACTTGCCGCTTGCGCCTGTACGGCCATTCTTGGCGTTATAATTGCCGCCGCTCTCTTGAATACCGAAAGAAGTTAGCAAATTCTCAAAATCATTACCGCTTTCGCTGCCACTAAATCCTTTCATGCCTTCAAGTTCTTTGCGTACCGCTTCTTCATTGTCGCCATATTTAGCATACAAATCTTTAGCGGTATTTCTTTCAAAAGCGCTGCTCTCTTTATCGTATGCCACCTTCTCAAAAGCAGCTCTCTGATTAGCAGTCAGATAACTACCGTACTTATCCATGATGTTACGCATAGTGCCATAATCTTCGTTGGTGATACTTGCGCCGACGGCACTCGCTACCACCTGCCCAATGTTGGCTCTGCTCTTAGATTCGATAAACTCTGCGCCACGCTTGCCATATATAGCGCTTGTTAGTAACTGTGTACGGATAATCTCATCTTGCAGCGCCTGCGGATTGTTCCAGTTCTTCTGTACAAACTCGCAGGAGTTCTGAATATTATTGTCATAGCGTAAATCAGTGACTGCTTCTTTCTGCTTCTGCTCGTATTGGTCGACAGTCTGGAAGCCTTGCTGTGCACTCTGATACATTAAATGGTCAAGTGCAAGCTGATTTTTTTTGCTATGCAATTTAGTGTTGCTTAATACATCCTGCCTTGCCTTATTTATTTGCTCTGTGTAGCTTGCGCCTGCTCCGGCAGTGCCTTCTAGCTTTGTATTCATAAGGCCGCTTTCATCATTGTACATGATGTTATAGCGGCTCTTATTGAATATATCCATAGCATTAAGAATGGACTGTTTGTCCTCATCTTCCTGCTGTGCTTCTACTGCTACCGCCCATTTGTTGGCGGCACCGGCAATAGCGGCAAGTCCTTTGCCGCCGCTGCCATAAGCGTTAAGGTCACTCGATACCTTGACAGTCGCACCGCCGCCGGTACCTAAATTGACGCTGCCTTGATAGCCTGCAATCTTCATACTGTACCTCCCTTACCAGCTCCATTTAGTAAAGCCTGTATTATCCATGAACGGGTTATTCTTCTTTGCCTGGTTGTAAAGATTGAAGCCGTTCATATTGCTAGCAGGAAGATTGAAATCACTGTTAGCATCGTACCAATCGTCACTGCTTACCGTAGTTGTTCCCTTGCTGCCGCCAATCATACCTTTAGAGTAAGCGTTCGCCGCCGCACCTACAAGCGTACTAAACATCTGCATTTTGCCGTTGGCTTTAGCGTTCTTCGCCGCCGCATTATATGCGCTTGCCTGGTTGCGGTAATTGACTTCGTTTACATAAGTGCTCCACGCATCATTGCGCTGATTCTGCAACAGATTCATGCTGTCTTTTCTGTAAGCGTTCTCACTGCTTGAAAGAATATCGCTGACACTGCCGCCGCTAGTTAGGCCGCTGCTGCCTGCCGCCGCCAGCGCCTGTCCCCTTGCAAGCCTCATTCTATCGTTAAGCTGGCTCTGCTTCTGCGCATATGCTTCTGCTTGCTGCTCACGTTGGCGGCTCATAATAGCCGCGTTCTGCTGTGCGGCCTGCGCCTGCGCTTTATATGCCTGTTCCTGCTGTTTGGCCTGCTGATGCTGGCCGCTTAACTGCATAACAGTTTGCAGCCCCATTAAGATTCCAAGTGTACCCATTACGTTCACTCCCCTCTATATGGAATATAAAACTGATAAAACTTTTTGCCGTCCCAACCTATTTTAGGCTCTACCAAGAATACCGCCCCCAAGTGTCTTAAATAGTTAATGCTAGTGCGGTTCTTCTCGTAGACGATATTGTGCAGCAGTCCATGCTTACGCACCCATTCATTCAGCACTTTTTTAGCCTCCTTGAAAAGCAGGCTCTTTGTGTACCCGTTGTAAAGTTCGTTCGTGCCAACCATCCAAATGCCGCGCCCTGGTGCGCCCCATTCCATAGTGCCCTTGCCGAATATCGCAAGCAGTTTGCCATCCTCACCACGGTATACCCTTGTTTCTTCGTCAAGCTTGATACTACCAATGAGTACAAATACCGGGTCACTGCTTGCTTCCAAATCTTCCTTATCATGCGGCCGTATATCTTGCATAAGTTCTTCAATCAACGGCACAACATTTTCTTTTGACTTATTATCAAGTATTTCAACTGTCCACTTCTTAGCCACCGAAAGACACCTCCCGCACTACCGCCAGCAAGTTAAAAGGATATGGCTCATCCGTAACGATAATCACTCTGCCTTCGTTATTAAAGCCGCCAATAGGCAAAGTCATATGCTTGTCACCGGTAAATAATTTAATATCGCTCACTGCGTTCTGCTCATCAAAGTTCATCAAGTCCATAGTATTTATATCCGGCCCGACCATGCCGCCAAGAGAATTACTTAAACGCAGGATGCAATTACTAATCTGCTTTTTGCGTCCTTGCATAGTGCCGTCACCAGTCTTAATTTCGACGTTTGGAAGTTCCACGATACTTCTATAGGGCAAGCCAATAAAAGCGTGTTGTACGGCCGCCGGGAGCGTCACAGTGCCGTCTTGACTTACTGTCAGTCCGCTATACATTCTTCCATCACCGATAACAGTAACTTTTTCACCTGCCAACTCTGCCGCATCAATCTCTGTTTCCCCACTGCTCTTTTCAGCAGTGCTATACTCAATAGCATTATCAAGCATAATATAATCGTCGGGGTTATTGCTCTTTGCAGGATTCTTTGCCAGACGTTCAATATTGCGGACCTCCTGCCCGTTTATAGTACGTTTGACAACAAGATATATAGCATCCTCGTCACCTTCCTGCACTGCCGCCACAGCTTCAATCTTGCCTCGTGTTTCTACTGTTGACCAGGCATATACCTTTTGTTCCATGATGTAGGATAGGCAAGCCATAGTTCCGTCGCTCCGCACAAAGTATATAGTGCTGTCCGGTTCCTGCTTATAGGTACTATCCACAATCTGCACATTCTCTATGATATGCTTTGCCAGCAATGTTAAGTCATTGCCACCGTAACTGTCTGTTTCATAACTGTATGCCATATCCCTTACAGTACTGCCGCGGCCTTGCACAAATACAATCCTGCCGCCAATCATGAGCGGTTCAACATTGCTGCATCCGCGTGTAGTCTGCATTTTGGGTACTGCTTTTGTTGGCGTTACGGTATCACTGCCGCTTACAGTCCATTCATTGCCTGCGGTAAGAACAATCAGATCAGTGCTTGCGATAAGGTGCAGAATTTTAAACTGCTTGCGACTTACAAAAGCAAGTGCTACTGCACTATCATCTGTAACCGTGCCATTCGCCTTTTCTACGCTGAAATTGCCGTAATCACCGGTTCTGCTCATCCAAACCATATACGGCTGCTTCTTTGCACCGCCAAAACATAGTCTGTCCTGGAAAAAGCACAATGTTTGCGGATACCCGAATTCGTCACTCCATGCGCCCCAAGAAAAATTAGTTGTCATATCTGTTGAGCCAAGCTCTTTTTCAACATGAGCTTTCGCAGTGCTTGCACTCGTCACCTCTGTAATCTTTACAACACCTTCTGCATTGTAAGCCATTGCCGTTAAGTCCACCGTGCATGTACCCTTCGTGATAGTACAAACAGCCCTTAAAAATACCGGCTCGGTTACGCTACCGCTTTCCGACGGATTATAATCGTCCTTCGCCGTGTACTTTCTATACTCTTTCCAAGTTTCGCCGTCTTCGCTTTTCTCTATCGTCAGACTGCCCGTCCATGTTCCGTGACTGATAACCTTCCAATTTTCACCGACACGCACTCTTCCCGTAGTGCCATTGCTGGTTGATACAGTTGTGCTGGGAATCTCTTGTTTGAGCTTAATTTGTGTTCCTGGCTTGCTGGTTGCGAAGATATTTTTATTGCTCTTTAAAGTAATGTCGCCTTGCGTTCCCGACGGTGTGAGTTCACTGTTGCCGGTATATGAAATCTTTACCCAACCATTAGCACCTGTCTTGCCGTTTGCACCACCTTTTATGCTTCCGCCTGCTCCGCCTGCCGCTCCGCTATCTGTGCCGTATGTTGTGCCCTGCGTACCAGTTTGGGAATAATAGCCGTCCTCGCCATACATACGGCTGCCTGCGCCGCCCGCGCCACCGCCTCTGCCTGTTAGTCCACACGCCGTACTGTCTTCGCCATTAGTACCGCTAGTAGCCGTTGTGTTTTCGTAGCTGCCTGCACTAGCATAAGCGCCACCACTTCCGCCACTTCCGACTTTGATTGTATAGCTTGTTTCCTTAGATAACGTTACTGTTTTTATTATACGTTCACCATTGCCGCCTGCGCCGCCTTTTGCACAATAATTGTATATTTGATGCTCACCATGTCTTCGCCATGTGACACCGCCGCCGCCACCGCCGCCGCCACCAGACATATCAATCTGATATTCGCCAGTAACAGTTGGTTGGAATTGATAAGTGCCAGGTGATGTATAACTTATGCCGCTATAGCTTTCAAGTAAGTTTGATTCATCAAAATACATGTCAGTAATTTCAAAATCATCAAAGCGCCAGTCAGTGTCGGAATATCTGGCAAGTTGTTTTACCGGATATGCGCCGCTTGCAATAAACATAGTGTCCGCGCTCTGCACAAATCTTAGGTTAGGCAAATCATCTTCCGTAAAAGGAGTAATTATTTCTATGCTTAAATATACACCGTCTTTATGTATTCTAATATATTTATAACCTATTTCCAATAAATAGTCTTCATTACCTGTTCCATTAAAAGCAACGATAATGCTTTTCTTGTCGCTATATTTTGTCCTGTTTATATAGGCCATACCTGGGCGGCGATAAATAGGACCGTGCGGCTTGATGAGGCAGTTATAGGCTTGCAGCACCGCAAACTGATATTTATCCAGGTCGACGCGGTTCGCTACTTCTGCCGAAATCTCGCCGCCAGTAAACGCAGGTTGCAGAAGATAATACGGCGTTAAACTATTAGCCATAATTACGCCCTCCCATCAAAGTATTTACTAGGGTAGTCCGGCAATTCTTTCTTTTCGCTTGCCGTGGTATACTTCGCTTTCTGCAATGCTGCCATTGCAAGCTGATACTGCGTCTGCTGCAAGCCGCTGTTGCCGGTCAGTTGTACGCAGATATTAAACGCCAGCATGTGAGTAAACGCGCTTAAAAAGTCACTGGAAAACATTTCCACGTCGTCAACATCATAAGTGTATTCAAGCCACGCCGCAGGAATATTACACCCTATACCAAGCACGTTGTCGCTTGCCATATACAAGTCCCATTCTTCCTGCTGCTGTTCACCTGCCCTTATCATTGCGCCTGTTTCAGCATCAAATATCTTGCGCACAGCAAGGCACTTTTCTGGGTAGGCGTAAACGTGGGACCAGTACGGAGATTTTATATCAAGTTCCGCCAGTTTGCTTACACGCTTTGCAAATCCCCAAGTGTAGCTCCTTAATAACTCTTTGCGGGTAGTATCGTAAAACAGTTTGCACTGCCTTGCCTGTTCCGACTGTTCGTCTATATTGCTGATACGCCCTTTGGCAATATGAGCTAAAGCCATATTGCATACGTCTGTTATATTTAGCATCTCAACTATTCCTCCATTGATTATTAAAAAAGGGAAGAGCTTGACGCCCTCCCCTTAAAGTACTAAATCAGCCCGGCCAGTTCGGAACAGTTTCAGTCAAGCCGGCAGTAATCTTGCCGCCGCTTGCGCCGGTAACAGTCAGCTTAGAATAAGCCTTCATGCCATACGGCAGTTTCGCCGCAACCAAAATGCCTTTTTTGCCGGTAGCAAGAGTATAAGTTGCAACAGTAACTTTATTGCTGCTCATGCCCGCATCGTCGGCAGTCTCCAAAGCCGCAGTAACGCTGGTGCCAGCTAAGGCGGTAGGTGCGGAAATAACAAGAAACAGCGGGTCAGCAGCATCACCGCCGCCAACATTCGCAATTACATTGCTGGTCAAGGAATTATCCATGTACATATTTTGCTGGTCAAAAATCATTGTTATTCACTCCTTCCGGTTATTGTACTGCCGCTTCGGTCTCACTCTGGCAGTCAAGTTTTTTAATCTGAATACCTGCGAGATACAGTTTAGGCGGTGCGTCCATAAAGTCTTGGCGGGTAACATGAACATTATTCTTGTTGTTCAGATAGCACTCCAACCAACTATACATGCTGTCAGACACATATGCAATAGGTGCTTTCGGGTCCTGCAGACGGTTCTTAGCAAAGATAAATTTGTTCATCAGCTCACGTTGCGCGCTGTCGCTCAATGCGTTCAGTTTGCTAACATCAATGTTGCATACGCGCACAATAGAGCGGACGTTCTGAACCGCAAGGCCGCACTTCCAAGAGTACAAGGTTTGCAGCGCACGGAACGGCTTACCGTTCTCATCGTAAACGTCGCTTTCGCCAAGGTCTTCAGTTTTCAAGCCTGCCTGGGTGCCTTTAGGATATACGCCCATTACACGGCGATCGCCCCAGTCTACGAAATAGATAGAAGCATTAGTATTAGTGCCGGCAGTACCTGCGGAAATAACCTGGTGGCCGGGAGTGCCTTTACCGCCGTCAGTCAAAGTATTGTAGCGAACCGCAATACCATTGAAGGTGTCCGGGTCTTCTTCCAAGTTGCCATACAGAAATTGACGTGCTACATATTGGCCCATGCCTTCAACATGTGCGTCATCTTCAGCCATACGGAAAGCCTGCGGATTCGGTTTACCGGACAGCAGTTCAACGTCAACGCAGGAGCGGTCTTCAAGATTCATACAAACATCAATGCGCTGTTTTACAGTGCCTTTAGTCGGAGAAGTACCGCGGTTAATACGACGAATAGACGGAGAAGGCAGGCTGGCACGAATAGTAGTCTTAGTACCAATAGGCAGGTCGCCTTCCATCCACTTAATATCCTCCATAATCGGATTAGATTCGTTCAGTACTTCCATAACGCGGTCAATTGCGCCTTGCGGAGTTAAGTACTTGCGTAAGTCACTCATAGTTTGGGAGTAACCAATGGTTGCCATAATTTCATCATCCTTCCTATACTTTAATTAAAAGTTTAAACTTATTTGTACCTGCTCCAATCGGTTTTCGGGTACATGTTCGCTGCCGCGCCTTGCGCTGCATTCAAGCCTTGTGCAATGCCGTTTTGTGCGGTCATTCCCGGGTCCTCACCAAGCAATTCGCCAAGTTTAGCAAATGCTCTCACGATAGCAATTTGATTTCCTGCACCGGTGATTTCCAATGCTTCACGCACATTCAAGCCTGGATACATTGCTTCCAGTCTGCGGCAGGCTGTGTCGCACAGTCCTTGCACTTTGCCAAGGTCTGCACCTAAAGCCGTCTTTGCTTCATCGCCCCACTTTGCAATTTCTTGTGCGCGAAGCTGCTCGACGCCTTGCACTACACGGCTTGCGTATTCCGTGCCATACTTAGCAAGCGTTCTCGCCTGGTCGTTAGTAAGATTCATGCCCTTAATAACGTCAACGAAACGTCCTTGCTCGTCAGCACTCAACTCATAGCCTTCTGGCATCTCTACGCCTGCAAAGTCATAATTCACTGTGCCGGGCTGCTGTTCTGCGCCTTGCCCGTTACCCCCGTTCCCTGCAATAGTGCTGGGAGCACTTGTATTATTAGTTGCATTAGTAGCCGGTTCTGCTTGCTGCTGTTGCGCCGCGGTATCGGGCTGCTGCTCTGTGCCTTCACCGTTTACAACTGCATTTTCGCCATTCTCACCCATTATTGGTCCTCCTTATTGTTATCCACATATTCCATTGCCAACTCTTGTAGTTTTAGCTGGAATTCTGCATATTCCATTTCAGCCTGCTGTTTAAGTTCTATGCCTTGCAAGCCAAGTGCTAAAATACTTTTGATAATGCCTAAACCTACATCACGACGGCCCTCGTTATAGAAAGTCTTGCTGTTGCCGGTAAAGCACATAGAGTTAACCTTTGTAGTGTCAAGCATCCGCATCAAAAACCAACGTCCGCTTTCACTGCGGAGCAGGTCAAGCAAAGATTCTTTATCTCTTCTTGCCTGCTCTTTTACCATGTACTCCGACAACAACGCTTGCCTTCTGTCCTCGCCGGTGTTCGCTTTATATTTAAACTGCTCGCTCATTAGTCCCAACCTCCCGGCACGCCCAGCCAACTTGTAATAGCCGGGTTGGAATCATTCGCCGCCGCAGTAAGATTTTTGGCCGCCTCTGCCGCAGGTGCTGCAGCTTGTGCCATTGCCAAGCCTTCCTGCATTTCCTGCTGACGTTGCATTTCCTGTTGCTCTTGTTTGAGCATCTCTTGTACTTCTTCATCGCTACGCAATGCCATAGCAGGCACGCCAAGCATCTCAAAGTATTTTGTAATAGCACCCAGCGGATTAATCTTTTTGGTGACTTCTGGCCAAACCTGCGCCATCTGTCCAGTCTGAGCTATCGCCTGTTCGATATTTACGAGGCCGCTCATTTTCTGCGCCTGCGCCAAAGGAGATATGTAATCAACTTCCACATCCTCTTCGCTCAAAAGGTCCTGCAACTCTTCCGGTACTGGAGGGAAGCCACCGCTTCTGTCGATAATGTTATAAACTCTTTGCAGAATCAGCGTTAAGAATTCGTCTTGTAGGCGTTCAACTACCGGGCCTAGCTGTTGCAGTTTTTCTTGTGTACGCTCCATAACCTCCCTTGCAGTCATACGGCTGTTATCAAGGTTATCAAGCATCAAGAACAAGTCTGCACTGTAGGCTCTCTTTATAGCATCCTCAACACGGATAATTTCTTCTTGTGCGTCCTTCAGGTCAAGGCTGACGTTAAACAAGGGCTTTACCATGTCTTGCGTCTGGTCATCCACGGCCGTTAAACCGCCAGGCATTAAGTTAATTCCACCGTTATTCATAAGGCTTGCGCTGCCTTGCATCGGCGGCTTTATGCCTAACTCCACCGCAGTAAGATAATCTTTTTTCAGAAGCTGCAGCATCTTACTGTCGCCCTCTGCGAACCACGCAGGACCTCTTGCGTATGCCTCGTTGCCGCTCACAAGATAACGTGCTACTGGCACTGCTTCTTCCTCAAAACCGCCAACATACAAGTATTCGTCACTCTCTGACTTCTCCAACCAATACACGCTTCTATACGGCATATTCAGTTTGTCTATATGCCCAGGAAGTTTATCGTTGTTAGGCTCTACAAGCCAGCAGACTTTATACTTCTTGCTTAAATTGCTCTGATTATCCAAAAGCCCTTTCAGATTGTCGGGCAAAGCATCTATGCCAAAACAGTCCGCCAACTGCTGCAAGGTCATATCATACTTTCGTGCGAATGTAGTTACCTTGCCGAAGCCGTCCGCCTCCAGTGCGTAACTGCCGATTGTCATAGTCTGGAACCGCACACCGTTTTCCGGATCATAAAATATTGCCATCGGGCACTGTCCGAACGGAAGCTCCAAATACACGGTATGGATGCTGTTATAGAAATTACTCTTCGCAAGCACACTAGATACAATCTCTTGCCTTGTATCTAATACCTTCATAGCCTCAACGTTAGTATTCAGCTCTGGCCGTCTGTATGCGAATCTGAACCATTGGCGGCTAGGCGGTGTAAGTCCGCTCATAACGCCGGCAGCAAAGACTTGTGCTGCTCTCCATGCAACGCCGTGTACAATCTTCAAATCACGCCTACGCGCAGGATTGGTCTTGTCTGCCGTATTGTCAAACTCACCGACAAAAGGAAGCTGATAATCTCGTATCTCCTTCCATCTGTCCTCCCAATCTCGCCTATCGTCATACATGCTTTTGAGCTTACGTACCAAACGTTGGCGGTCTGGCAAGTTCTTTTTCAGCGGCACCCCGTCACTAGGAAGTGTTCCCTGTGGCTTGCTCGCCGCTATCGTTTGAAAGTTCATAAACTGTTACCTCTTAGCCTAAAGTACTGCGGCCGCCCTCACTGCCGCTAGCAATAGTACTTGTCTGCGTAGATGCAAAGCCTCTGCGCTTCTTCTTGCTACTGTTAGTATCTGCCGAAATTTCGTTGCCGGTTGCAACGGTTGTCGGTGCCGGGTCCACCTTTTCAATAGTCGGAGTATTACCGCCGCCGAATAATTTTGCAATGCCACCCATTTACACTACCTCCATAATTGAATACTCTGTGTTGCACATTAATTTCTTAGGCTTTCTTTCGTCAAATCCTAACTGTCTTAATGGCACATTCCTTGCAAATGTCAGTACTAGGCCGTCTGCAAGGTCTGGTGAACGTCCTAGCTTTTCTTTTATTTCCTCTTTAGGCGTTAACATTAACCGCCCATTCTTGGAATACTTATAGTGAATAACCGCTAGTTCTTCTCTTAATCCCGGCTCTTCCGGCAAAGCTCCCCCAGCTTCTATCCACTCTTTTAACTTGAAGTACATTTCAGCTCTGATGTTCTCGTATCGCTTATTATCAATAGCCGCTCCCTGGAACGGTATCTCTCTTAAAGCTCTATATCCCATCTGCTTCAATCTGTCGACTACGCCAGCACCCATGTTGCCAACGTCTATAAAGGTCATATCTGACTTGTTTTCATCCATAGCCAAAGCAATATAATCTGCAGTCTGCATAGTATTCAGCTTCTTATAAACCCTCGGCCGTGGATACACCATTAATCCCTTACGCTGCCATATACACGTCCTGTCATCACCAAAACGCGCTATATCTGCGCCCTGGATAAGCGGCATATCATACGGAATATCCTTTTCCGTCAGTTCACGGCTAAAGGCTTTATCCAACTCTTCTAAACTGAACAGCTCATTGATAGCCGATACACTAAAGTCACACAAATACTCTTGTCTGAACTCTACCTCCGGCATATCCTCTTTCAGCTCTTCGATACTCTTCGCATCTATAATTCCGCTGTCATATACGTTAGAAAGATAGGCAAAGTATCTCTTGTTTGTCTTTGCCTTCTTGTACATCTCATAGAAATTATTCTGCCCTTTGGGCGTGCCGATGAAATAGCAATAGCCTTTTCTGTCGCCGTTCTCTATCGCAGGTCGGATTATCTGTGTCCACATCTCCGGCTTCATATCCGAATATTCGTCAAGTATTACGCCGTCCCAATATGTACCGCGCAATGCATCCGGATTATTCGCACCAACGATATATATCCTCGCTCCTTGCGCTCCAGGTATCTTGCTGGGGAATTCAACATACTTCTTTGTTTCATTCACCTTAATGCCTTCTATGACGCTTGTGTAATACTTTAATGGTCCCCATGCGATAATCTCCATCTGTGCGCTGAACGGACCTACCAAAGCATACTGCGGACTGATTAAGTCGCTTTGCAGTGCGTCCCTTATAAGATGATTTACCATTCCGATGGTTTTACCGAAACGGCGGTGAGCTACTATTACTGCGAAACGATGTTTACTCAATTCCTTGTGCAGAACCTTCGCCCATGCGGGACGTGGAGTATATGGTATCTCTATTATGTTTTCCATGTTTACCCCCTTGAAAAAATCGTTTTAGTAATTTTTGGTACTTACCGCCCCCAGCGGCCAGGAATTTTTGGGGACCCACCCCCACTCAACACCAGCGGAAAAGGAAGAACCCAATTTCAGATTTTGCGAAAAGCCAGGGAATTTACCAACGCCAGCGCCGCCAGCCAAAAGCAAAAACCAACCGCCAGCCAAAGCAAAAGAATCAGGCGGCAGGCCAGGAACATCAGCCAGGAGAACCAACATCACCGCTGGAGAAACTTCAGCCCTTGCAGCAGCACAGATAATATTTTACGTCCGATAATAAAGATTATGTTAAAAGCTCTATTTATGTTTGTGTTTTTGTAGTATCTTCTGAACAATCGTTTACTACCACGGCTTCCTCCGCCGCGCCCCAATGATACACAGCCGGGCCCTTGTTAGCGTGCGTCTGCTTGTCAAACGCGCCTATACTATCAGCATATAGCTTTGACGCGGCTAGCTTATCCTTGTTGCTGGCCTTGTTGTCTGACATTATCTTGAGCCAATAGGCCTGCAGGTCCTGCACGGCCAGCACGGCTACAGCTGCGCCCTGCTGTTTGAGCAACGCCGCACATTCCTCCAGCGTCTGCGGCTGGGTGACTATTGCCGGCGGCCTGCCTCTTGTTGGTGTATTTGTATTACTTAACAAACTTTTAATCTTAAACATTTCCGTCACATTCTTGTTACAAACTATGTAACTGTATATATAATTAATATTATCAATAATGACAATCAGTAAACAATACACAAACAATACATATTGAAAAGATAATCATTATTTACCAGAAAAAGACAATAAAAAAATGATTAACAGAATCCATCTGTCAATCATCAATTAAATTATATTTATTATCTTGCTATAAATTATATGCCTTAAAAAATGCTATTAAGTCAATGATACATTATTATATTTTTGTGAACGCCATTAATCTATTATAAATGCTGCTGAATAAAGAAGAACGGCCGCACGCTGAACATCTGCCAGCGTGCGGCCGTTGCTATCCTCTTATAATGTTGTTTTAGCCCTCTGCATCATCTGCGGGGCTGCCGTCATCTGCTGGCGGCGCCGGGAACGTCAGAACGGCGCGCCCCGTATCATCTACAAACGCCAGGCGAACGCCGCAGGCCTGCGCTATCCTGGTTAAATCCTGCGCCGTGAACGAGTCCCGGTTATATTTGTTGCTTATCGCCTGGGGACGCGCCAGCCCGCAGGCCTGGGCCAAATCCGCGCGGCTCAATCCTGCCAGCTGGGCAGCAGCCTTAATTGTCGGTGTAATCATGTTGCTATACCTCCTTAGCTATCTTGTCTACATTATATACCCGCCGCGAGTTTTTGACAACTCAAAAAAATATAAAAAAATCTCAAATTGAGTATTGACAAGATACCCAATACGAGTTATAATAGACTCAACAAGTCAAGGAAAGCACTCAAACAGAGTGCCACATTTCAAGGAGGAACAAAAAATGACTAAACGCATGGAACAAACACAAAACGCTAAAAAGGTTCAGCTGGCGCTTTTCCGCGAATACGGCTTCCAGCCGTGCTTGAAAGACATTAAAATTCTGAACACCCGCGACTTTGACGAATTCCCGGGGCACGTTGAAGCACTCTACACGGTAGTCAAAGGCCATTTCTACAATGTCTTTTTTGATGTTACCGGCGAAGCAACCGTTTACAAATATTAAGGAGGACGAAAACAATGAAAATTAAAAACCTGCGTATCAAACAACTTATGAAGGTTGCTCAGCTCATGAACCGCTACCCGGCATTAAGTGAGGCACAACAGGAAATTTATCAGTATGCAACCAACATCGTTTATCTGATTTTTTAAAGCTGACGGCGGCCCCGTTGGGGGCCGTAAAGCTGCCAGGCAGAAGGTCCGAAGCCCTAGCCAACAGCCGAAAGGAGAGAATAAACAATGACTTTTGAAAAGTATAATGCGAACCCCGAAAATAAGAATATTGGTGATTGCTCAATTAGAGCAATCTGCACGGCAACCCCGTTAACCTACCAGCAGGCTAAAAAGCTGCTGGAAACAAAGGTATTTGAAAGCGGCGCTGCATGGAACACCGTGAAGAACATCACCGCCGCCCTGGCTGATTTAGGTATAGAAGTTAAAGCCGCCAGCCGCGAAACAGTCAACAGCTTTACAAAGCATTGCGATACCGGCGCCAGCTACGTTGTTTTTGTAGCAAAACACGCCGTAGCCGTTGTCAACGGCGTTATCTATGATACATGGGACAGCAGCCGCCGTTTTGTAAAGCTGGTTGCCAAAGTCAGCCGTGAGAAATTCGACGAATTAAAAGCCAAATACAACCCGGAACCGAAAAAGGAGGAAAGAAAAATCATGGACTGGAAAAAGATTTTTGCCGCTTGCGAAACAATCGAGGAGTTAAAGAAGGCGTTTAAAAAAGCCTGCATGAGCTGCCATCCGGACAAAGGCGGCACGGCCGCAGAATTTAAGGCAATGAGCGCAGCGCACGACAAGCGCGCCGCAGAACTGGCAGAAAGTGAAAGCCGCCAGGAGTGGCAGCGAAACAAGAAAGCGGACGGCACTTATAAAACAGCCGCCGAAATCCTGGCCGAACAGGCGGAATTTGCCGAAATCCTGGCCGTGCTGATGGGCTTGAAGGGCCTTGAAATTGAAATCTGCGGTAGCTGGTTATGGATAGGCGGCGAAACGAAAGAGAACAAAGACGCCTTGAAAGGCGCCGGCTGCAAATGGGCCAGCAAGAAAAAACTTTGGTACTGGCATGCTGGCGAGTGGGTGAAGAAGGTCCGCCGCGCGTTGACTATGGAACAAATCCGCGACCTGCACGGCAGCGAGTTTTGAAATACCGCCCGGAAACGCCCTTGTTACAATAGCCGAAACGCCGCCCCGTGCGGCGTATACCGGGGACCGGCCGCCCCGGTACTGATGAGGCAGGCCAAAGGAAGGAGATAAGAATGAAAATAGCTATTATAAGCAAATTGACACCCGAGCATCCGGCGTGGAAGCACGGGAAGCGCTTAGACGTAAAAATCTTTACGCAGCTTTACCCCGGCGGCCCGCAATATTATTGTGGAAACGGCAAATATTGTGAAGATATGGAAGCGGTAGAAGCTTTTATCGCAGAAGAAGCGCCGGACAAAATCAGCGACGAAAGGACAATAGGAGGCTTGAAAAATGAAGCATGAAGAAGCGTTAAAGTTGTTATCTAAAATTGAAGCGTACCGCAAAACCCCTGCAATGCACGAGGCAGAACGCGACATAACATGTCGCATCATCGCCGCTATGGTTGCAGAAGCAGGCGGCTTTAAAAGCCGCAACGAATGGACCGCAGAAATCAAGGAGGCTTTAAAGTGAAGCGAAAGAAATTTTATCAGCTTGACGGCGTTTATCGTAATAGTCATAATCTTATTATTGACCTTGCGAATAATTGCAACGTTGCAATTTACGGGCCGAAAGTGTTCTTTGTTTGCTGGTTCCTTGCTGGCAACCCCGGCCGCATATATAAAGCGGAAGTATGCGGAACCAGCGTAAGCAATTTTTATTTAGACCGTTGAATCAGCAACTTAAACTATTCAACCCACTACACCGGCAGGAAAGCCGCCGCCGGTGTAGAATATTAATAGGCAGAAGCGATTTTTTAGGAGGAATCAACCATGAGAAATTATTTGACTGAGACAAAGTGGAGCGCAAAGCAGGCTGCCCGCCCCGCTTATATTTCGGGCCTGCGCGACCCTCAAAACGGCGCTTGCTACACCTGGACCGACCAAAGCGCCGCAGAAAATACAGCAATGCCGGCGAAATGAGCGCGACATTTGGCAATGACGCAACCGAACTGTAAAGTCGAATCACCAGCCCGGCGCAAGCCGGGCTATTATTGAAAGGAAGCGAAAACATGAAAAATTTTGTCGGCTTGAAAGCCGAAATCAAAAAGCAGAAAGCTATCCGCGCCCGGCTTGACAATGAGCGCGGCCGCCAAACTGTTAATTGGAAAGCCGCAACTTTTCGCCTGGCGTTGCTGAACCATTGGAAGCGTCAAGGCGTAGGGCTGCCGGACAACTACAGACAGCTTTGGAACCCGCCAACTAATTGGACCGCGCGCACGTTGAAAGAACGCACGCCGCTGCACGTTTGGGAAGTTAACGCATTGCGCGCGGGATTGGTTGCAGAAGCGTGCAAAAAATTTAAAAACGCAACGTCCCCGCTTATTCGTTGGATGATAAGAGATGAGCTGGCGGCAAAAGTTACCGAATTGTACCGCCGCCCGGTATTTTAACGAAGCATTATAAAAAAACGCAAGCCCTAGGGCAAACGCCCCGGGGCTTTTCTGTATCCTGCAAATGCGAGCAGGCTATATATTTTTGAAGCCGAAATGTTTTACAGGTATAATCACTAGGGCCGCCATGATTGGAATGTGTGGCGGCCCTTTTCCGTGCGTGCAGCGCATACTTTAGGGAAGCGAAAAAACAAAAAGGCCGAGGCGAAAGCCCCGGCTTTTTTGTTTGTTGTGTGAAACATAAAAATATAATTCTTTCAATCCGTGCCAGCTTTACGCCTTTAGAGCTGAACCGACAAGCGCAATACTTGAAAGGCGCTTACGCTTATCGACAAGGCTATTATAGCATAACGCCTAGCCAATTGCAAGCGTTTTTCTAACGCCTGGAAGCGGCAGCGCCTGCCTTTAACCTTCTTTTTTCTGTTCTGCCCTGGCCTTTTGGAAACTGTTCGCGTTTATATCAATCCGAATCAATCCTTCTTGAATCGCCAGCATGAGTAGGCCGTCAATGAATGAGCGGCGGCGAAGCGCGTAAACCTGCGGGCTAATCTCATCAATTACAGAAATTTTGCGGACCGTCCAATGGTATACATATCGGTGCTGAATCGCTTTATAAGACTTGTCCCCAAAGCGCTGCCGAAACAGAAGAAGCGAACGCTCAATGACGTCCAGCCATTTTTCTGGTTGATAAACCAAAAACGCCTGCCCAAGATAAATGCAGCGGACGGCGGCAAGCGGCGTTACTGCTTGAATCGCAAGGCGTGCCGTAGAATCGCCGCCGGTCCTCATATCAAATTCCAAGCGTTCCGCCCTCTGCTGCATCCTGGCGGAAACAACCGCTTTACCAATCGCGTTTTTTGCAAAGAGTAAGCTTTCTGCATAATCTGCGGCTTCTGAATAATCCATTTTCTTTACCAGTCCACATCATCGAGCGGGTCTTTCTGTTCATCTTTCGGAGGATACGGCGCTGTGCTTTTCGCTATCTTTACGCTTTCCAAATGTTCCAGCAGTAAATAGCTTGCTTTAGAGTTCTTGCCATTCCTATCCACGTATAAATCAGTCTGGAAGCGGCCGCCTACGATAACTTGCGTGCCTTTGGTGATGTAGTTGCTGATATATTTAATCAGTCCCGGGATAAAGCAGCGGCAAGAAATGTAGTCATAAATTTTCTTTCCGTCTTTGTCAAGGTACGTTCTGGAACACTGAATTTCAAGGTTGCATACCTCTTTGCCGTTCTTCATAACTTGCACCGTAGGTTCAAATTTTACCCACCCTAGTATTAAACAATTATTCAACATTATAAATTTTTACCTCAACTTTTGGTATGTCACTATATTTTTTAGATACTGTAAGTTTAACAATCTGTTTATCATCCTTATAGACAATACCAGATATAGAATCAAGAATAATCTTTGCGACGTTATCAACATCGGGTTTTTTTATCGGTAACTGTAAGCCGTTTAAAGCCTGCTCCTTGAATTTTTTTGACTTGCTGGCAGGAATACCCACGTCAGCTATTATCTCAACGCCCAGGGGCAATTCCGTAAGCGTCAGCCCTATATTTTGCATCGCTTCACTGGCTAACAGTTTGACGTAGGCTTTATAGTTGCGGCTTTTCTCCGGGTCGTATGCTTTTACAAATCCGTCATGAGTAGAAAAGCGAGGCCGTCCCTGCGCCGTCGGTTCGCCTGGAATCGTAAATGTTAATTTCATTTTTCTGCATCCTCATTGCTTTTCTGTACTGAATTGCCAGAATTAAGCTCATTTTGTAAATTGCGAAAAGCTTTAATGCTTTTGTTTGCAGCTGCGATTAAAGCACTATCAAGGCAAGGCCCCAGACTATATGTTTCTTCGTCCTCTTCCTTTGCCAGCTCCGCCATATATAAGCCAATCAGACTGTATACGGCAATGTCCTTCAAACTTTCAGCGATTTTATCGCCGTGAATATCGTGAGTATAAACAAAGGCGATATGCTTTGCCATATACGCTTTCAGCTCCTCAAACATTCCCTCTGCATCGTCGCTACGTCCGTTCAGAAGCGCACCGCGGCGGAAATTCGCCAGCGGGTCACTATTGGAATACTGTTTATGCTTCTCCAAAAACTGCGCCTTCAATTCGTCCAACTGAGCGCACACAAAATCCACAAAATCCATTATTCTACCTCCTGTACATCGTCAATATAGTAAACATCTTGAAAGTCAGCAGGTTCTTCCGCCTCCGCCTTCTCCTTCGCCGCGTCAGCATTATCTGCATCAACGTATGTTGGTAAATCCATATCGGGGAAAGCGATTCTCTTCCAGGTTACACGATATTTCATTTTCTTTACCTCACATTTATAAAAAGCGGCGGCGTGGGAATTCTCGGAATTACGCAGGCCTGTTGCATCAGTCCATAACAATAAGGGGCCTACCGTTGCCAAGTCTGCAACCTACTGGCTTCGCCAACCCAGCCGCCGCACCCTAGGGCTTAATTATCAGAAATTACAACACTATAATCTGGTTCTTCCCAACCTATTGGGAGCAAAACCCTTGACGCAGGATATTGGCGACCTTCAACGCTGATAAATACCTCTCCATAGGGTTCTTGTCTCTCCAATATTTCAATCAATTCTTCTACCGTCATTTTGTTTACTCCTTTTTGTCCACAATTTTTCTGCCACAGTGAGGGCAATATTGATAATCATCATCACGGTCAAGAAAAACCGCACCACACTCATTGCACTCATATAAAGTTATTGGGAAATTATATTCAGGATAACAATATATTTCCGTCACCGTTGTTTCTTCCATTCTTATCACCTCCTTAAATTTTCAAGGGAGTTTTTGTCCCCACGTGCAGCTTTTTTAAAGGACTTTGAGCTGTTGCGTTTTTTGCAACAGCTACAAGAGATTCTGCAACCTGTTGCGGTTTTCCATTCCACTTTCTACCCACTCATTAAAACATTTCTTGCAGCAGTACCCTTTACTGTTGATATGGAAGTCTGCTACATCTTCTATCTCTGCGCCGCAGGTATCGCAATTAAAATGCCAACCGTGGTTTAACCATTCCTCGACAGGAATATTGTCAACGCTCCCGTATTTGTCAGCCCAAGGCAAACGCTGCACTCTGATGTCCTTGAAATAGATTCCGTTTTCTATGCTAAAATTTTGTTTTGCCTTACCTGCCGTTTTAGCAAATGTTATTTCTTCCGATATGTCATCAATATCGTAGTCTGCGGCGTTGGAAAAGCAATACGCTTTAGATTTCATGTTATCAACACCTCTCAATACCCGCACCTTACAAGAGATTTTTGCAACATGTTGCAGCTTTCTCTTATAACTTGTACTCCACCCCTAACTCTTTTGCTACGCTGGGCAAAGCAGCTTGCGCTTCTTCACAGGTTCTATACACCCAGCCTTTGTCCAACAATGCATACTCACTAGGGAATCCGCCCCACCATGAAGAAGCAACCACCCATGCATTGCCCAACATTTCAAAAGAATAATATGTGTCTCCCTTTTTTTGCTTCCACGGCAGTTTGATGATTTCGGCATCGCCATTAAGCAAGGCAACAAGCGCTTTGTTTGTAGCTATAGGGGACATCTCTATATCATTTGCATAGGTTAATTTCAATCCGTCATTTGTAAACTTATAAGTATATGCATCGTTTCCCTTGACTTTAAATTCTTCTCCCAGTTCCACGCCCAACATACGGGCGATTTTGGAAATTAAATTTTCATTCATTTTGTTTCTCCTTTTCAATCTTCGCACGGATAATAGCCATAGCCTTATACAAATAGTCAACATCGCCGCTGCATTGCCATTCATCCAGCTGTGCATTAACAGCATTAATTACTTTGTCCTTAGGGCTAGTGTTTATCCCTACTTTTTTTTCGTTCTCATAAAGCAGGTTAGTTATTGGAACATTTAAAGTTTCGGACAATTTTACACGCTTTTCATAGGGGATAACCTTAATTTTCCCTTTTTCGTAATCAGAAACCGCTTTAGTACCAATTCCCAACAATTCGCCTAACTGCGTTTGTGTTATTTTCTTTTCTTTCCTTGCCTTGCGTATTATTTCACCTATGTTTTGCTGTTCGTTCATTTCGTTCTCCCTCTCGCTCCACATTTCTCTGGCGTGTTCTCACACCGCTTACAAGGTCTGTCGCACTCACAGCAGCAGATATGCAGCAGAGAGCTTATTGCACATTCCTGTGCAACAGCCTTGCAGAACCACTTCGGATTAATACGTGCTTCTATCACGCTTGGCAGGCGCGTTAGCCTTGCGTCTTTGGGTGCTACTGGGCGCGACATTATACCCGCAACCTTTTGTTTGCACTCCAGGCGGCCGCACGACTTGACCTTACCTTGGTTGAAGTCGTACACGCTCACTTTTTTCTCCTTGCCGCATTGGCATCGGCACAAAAAGTATCGGTGATTATTTGTTGTGCCGGTGACGATGTAATCTTTCACCGTCAACGTCCCGTATTTAGTGCCAACCCACGCCGCCCAATCGTTCAGTTTGCTCATGCCATTACCTCCAACACAAGCTCATCACCTTGTTTTAATAATTTGCTTTTGCAAGGCTCGTTGTGCTGGCAGGAATAATAATAATCGTTCATGTAGCATTGCAGCAGGCGGAAGTGTTTATCAATGCTGGTATCGCTCAATCCGATTTGCCGGCCATATTCAAACACAGCCTTGTTTTGCGGCATATACTGCATGATCAGGCGGCGTTCCGCCAACTTCTTCGCCGTCCAGCGCAACAACATAGCGTTAAGGCTATTGCTAAGCGGTTTGTTCTCGCTCAGTTTTTCCATGTTGCAACGCTTAATATTCTCCTGCACGTATGCTTCTTCTGCCTGCTTCAAAGCAGCCTGCATCAGCGCCGGGCTGATTATATTCACGTTAAGGCCGTTCGCACCGGTCAAGGTAAGCGCTATCTGCTCTGCCTTCTCCCACCGGTCAAGGCCTATATTTTGCTGATTAAAAATTCCTGCCCAAAGGTTTACCGTTTCCGACAAGATTCGTTTCGCTTCTTCCAGGCGGTCAAAGCCGGGCCGTATGTCCTGCGGCATCCGTTTTCCTGCCTGTTGCAGTTTAACAATCGTTTGGGCTATTCTCTGCGGTTGCAGCATCTTCTTCGCCTCCGTACAATTCGTTCACTAGGTCCATGCCTGTATATTCCTTGCCTTGCTTCTTGCTGTTGCCGCTGACGTAGTTTCTTGCTACGGTCTGCACATACGCAAAGTTTCTTGCGCCGTGCTCTACCGCTGCCAATATTCCCTGTTCAACGGCAACCTCGCCAACCTCACCTAACAAGGCTTGCAGTTTTTCTCCGACGATTGGAGTAAGCGGCATCATGTTTTTCTCCCACAAGGCAAAAATTTCAGTATGCGTTTTTTCCTCGTCATCGTCTTTTCTTTTAGGATGATGATAATCATCCTTTTCTTTATCTCTATACTCTATACTCTTATCTCTAATCTCTGTCGGACATTTTGTCCCTTTTTCTGGGGACATTTTGTCCCCACTTTTCGGGACATTTTGTCCCTTTTTGTTTTGCCGTTGTGCCTTTTTTTTCGTCGCTGATTCTGACGCGCTGCCACTGCCGGTCATGTTAGCAACCTCCGGCAAGTAGCTTTCGCCTTTATCGTTCTTCTCTATAAGGCCAATTTGTTCAAACAAGGCAAGCGCACTTTCGACGATTTCAATATCAAATTGCGTCTGTTTAGCGATTGATTCAGCAGTATGCTGAATAGTCATTTTGCCGACCTGCCGAACAAGTACGCCGTCAGTTTTCAGTGATTTCAAGCACAGTTTAAGGTACAAGAGTACGTATTTTTCGCCGTTTTCCTGGTCCTCTAGCCACTCAACAACATCACTTTCAAAGAAGTTTTCGTTGAGCTTTAACCAATAATACCTGCCAGCCATGTTTTACTCCTCAAAGTATGTTGGTACTTCGTACACCATTTTATTGTTCTTCCGGTATACTTTGATTCTTCCGTCCTTCTTGCAGAACTTCAAAAATCTATACCAGCGTTTCGGATTGCTTTTTCTATGCGAATACATAGAAATAAAATGAAGTCCCACAGCTCCCTTGATAAGCTCAAAGAATAAGTCGAAAGCATCCGGCTTTGCTTCTTCTAAATCGTCCGCAAATTTGTTGCTGTAGCCAAAGTGTCCTTCGCCTACAAGAACTATTGCTTTGCTTTTTTCGCACGGTGTCGCTTTTACATTCAACATTTTGTCCCACCCCTTTCAAATTTTTAGGGGACATTTTGTCCCAAAGTTGGGGGACATTTTGTCCCCGCTTTTCGGGACATTTTGTCCCCGATGTTTTTTATTATTTCATGCTTGCTTCAATTTCTTCTGCCGTGAAGATTTCACCGGTAACAGTATCAACCTTGCCGCCCTCTGTAAGCTCCTGCGCTTGCTCTGTAGCGTTCTCTGCGTCAACGTCGATGTATTCAGCCTCGCCGGTTTCTTCGTTGAGCACAGCGGCTTTTCCGTCACTCTCTAACGCTTCCTGCATCTCGATAGACATAGGCGCGTAAGTTTTCATGATAGAGAGAAGAACGGTTTTGCAAGCCATAGCATCAAAATCAGACTGCCACGGGCCACTATTAAAAGCCTTACTAAAACGTTTAGCGTGGCTAATGACTTCTTCTTTAGTCCAGTATGCGGTCTTGCTGAAGCCGTTCACTGTTTCAAATCTTGCGAAGTAGCCTACAATATTATCGGAAGCTTTTTCGCCCGGCGTATATGCCTCAGTGAATCTGTTCCAATCTCTGATTTCGCCCTCGTACACCGGCGTCATAATGATGTGCTTCATCTTGCCAGTGCGCATTGCGAGTTCGATTACGCCTTTATAGCCAATCTGGAATTGCGCGCTTCCTTTATAGGGAACAATCCACGCTTTACCCAAGGACGGGTTAATAGGCAGGTCCAGGCTTGCAGCCGTCGCAGCAGCAGCCAAGATTGTTTTCGGGTTTGCCGTTGCCAGCAATTTATTATTGTTGGTCAGTGTCAGCAGGCTAGAGAGAAAGCCCGCACTCTTCTTGCCTAACATCTTCTCAAAACGTTGCTGAACACTTTGAGAACCAATCATCACACCCAATGCGGAAGGTGCTTTGCTAGCGGTAGTTGTTGCCGCTACATTTCTTTTTGCAATACCGTTTACTGTTGCCATTATTCTTTATCTCCTTTAAATATTCTTAACTTCAAACAATCTTTTTCACTGTCATACAGAATTTCTTCCAGCGACAAGTCCAATGCTTGTGCCAATTTTATACGTGTACTCAATGCAATATTTTTAACTACGCCACATTCGTATGAGCTGATAGTTGGCTTTTCTAAACCGACCATTTTAGCAACATCACCTTGCAGCAGACTTAATTTCTTCCGTTTATGGAAGAAGATTAAGCCTAATTCTTCTTGCTCTGTAAGGCTCATTTTAACGTAAACCTCATACTAGGCTTGCCAACCTTAGCATACTTTGCATATACATCCGGCAGGTCTTTTTTCAGTGCCTTATCATCCAGAGTTACTCTTGCGGCAGTCTGTTTATAAGTGATTTTTCTATCCATAAACACGCCGCTTTCACTGCCGTTAAGCATGAGCTTTAACGCATTCTGCGCCTGGGCTAACTGCTCTAGCAGCACTTTTTTTGTTGCGTTCAATCCGTCAATACACTTTATGTATTGTTCTGCCGCACTCGGCAGTGCGATACTGTCAACCGCTAACTTATCCTTGTTCATCTTGTCAATGGTTGCGGCGGTGCTTTCGCTGCCGTCGACCTCCGGCGGGATATTGCTTTCGAGATTACTCCAAAATACAATAGCTTGCGTTCTCATATCTTCAATAAATTCATCGTTGCGCGGAATTTCTTTCCATACAAAATGATTGCCGCCGATTAAGCAGGCAATATACCACTTCTCGCAGCCGGTAATCATCATGTACCACTGACACTGGCAATAGTAGCTGTCTGGCAGTTCGTCACCGTCCCAATCCTTCGACTTAAAGCCGTTCGCAGTCTTACATTCAAGGCCTGCGCTTTCGCCCACCACTAATCTGTCGACGTTTGCAAGCATGAAATCATAGCTTTCATCTTGCAACGTGCCGCACTTGCGTACCTTTTTACCGGTCAGCTCACAGAATCTGTCAGCTACAACCTGCTCAAGGACGGTTCCCCAATAAACAAATTCATTATTGGAAAGGTCCTCTGCTTCTACATCGCCATGCTTTTCAGCGTAGAGTGCGTAAGCGCTTTTCCAGGGATTAAGTCCCATGATGCAGGCAACGTCGCTGCCACCGATACCGCTATTACGGACGCGCTCCCACGCCACGCGGTCAGCGGCTTGCTCAACTGTCATAATCAGTTTGCCCTTCAATTTTTCATGCCTCCTTAAATCTCTTTATATAACGGGATAATAATTTGTTGTCCCGCTTGCAACCACTTCACGCCGTTCAGATTGTTGTACTCTGTTATATCGTGCATAAACTCACGGCAATCACGGTATTTATCCTGTTGGTCCATGTAACGCCCGGTAATCTCCCACAGCGTCTGTCCCTCGCCTACGGTGTAGGCAACCAACGTTTGCTTATAACTAGGGAACAAAAAACCATGTGCCCTAGCAGCCAGCTTTGCGGCGCTGCCACCGGTCAGAAAGACAAGACCAGCAAGCAGAATAACAGTGATAATAAAAGCCTTAGTAGTCTTACTCATTTGCCCCATCCTTTCATAACAATCTTGCGCCAGCACTCGCCGCCGCTGCACACGGTAACAAGCAGGCCGCTTTCCTTATCTACTACTTTAGAGAAGTTCATGTGCGACAAGTCTTTGCCGCACACGGCGCATTTTCTCTTCTTCCTGCTCATTCATACCTCCATACTTCTGCTTCCAGGTCAATAGGGGTAATCCCCATGTACTCTGCAAACTTTGCGGGGCTGATATGATAAGCCCAGCTCTTTTTACTGCTGGCGTGAATAGCCACGCCGAACGGTAACGCGCCACTACGCAGGCCCATACGCACAAACATCTCGCTTTTTTGCATGAGCCGTGCAGCCGTTTTAATAGGAACGTTTCCAAGCATTTCTATTTCCTCCTTTTCATAAAGCGCATTGCCGTTTCATAACGCTGATTCATGCGCTCAATAACGCCAGCGCGCTTTTCCTTTTTGGCTTTCTTTTCCATTGTGTCACAGCAGACAGCCGCCATGATTCGCTGCATATCCTTGTCAGTGTTCTTATTCAAAGCACACCTCCTGCCCGCGCCGACGCTAGGCGCGGGGCTTGTTTCTATTTCAGCCCTACTACTGGCCGACTACCTGTTGTTGCTGTTCGCACAGTCTTACGGCAGCTTGCAAGCCTTGCATATATGCGGCCGCAACCATAAGGCCGTCCGCTTTAAGCTTGGACATATCAACCGCCGTGCGCTTTACGCGCTTTTCGGTGAGTACTTCTTGCTTTACTTCCATTATTCTCGCCCCTTTCCGTCTCTCCCGTGCTATAATGTAGCAAAGGATGTGATTATTATTACTATTGAAATGATTTTCTCCCAACTTCTCGCCACCGCCTCAGCGCTTGTTGTTTCGTACTTCACTCAGAAATACATTGCCGAGCACCGGGAACGCGAGGAACGGAGAAAACGCGCTGCCAAGAAAGAAGCTTATCGCTTACTCTTTAAACTCATGCTTTACGCTTACCAACGCCATCTCCAAAACGAGCCTCAATGTTCTTTTGAATATCGTTTATGGAATGACGAACAAGATGTCCTCGCAGAGTTCTTTCCAGCTCAAACACGCGCCTTTGCAGAAGTTCTACTTGCCGTTCAGTATCAGCCTGCCTGCGGTCCGCTTCCTGGAATGCCTGATTATAGCCTTTCTTCAAAAGCCATTGCCGCAATTCTGGCAAGCTTGTAATTACTACAAATATCAGCAATCCCATTAGCGTTCCGCTGGTTACTGCGAAAGAAGTTGCTAACATTTCCATTGTTCTCACCTCCATTTTGTTTTCTGAAATCACTTTTTCTATTTCAGCAACATTTCATGTTATTATTCTACACCTCATTGGTGTGTTTGTCAATCTATTTTTTGTTTTTTAAAAACATTTTTCCCATTGCTTTTCCGTTCTATATGTAGTAAAATAATCATGTAATGTTTGGTGGCAACACTAGAAAGGAGTGACTTGCAATGAATGAGCGTTTAAAGCTATTGCGCAAAGCTTTAAAACTAAATCAGCAGGAGTTCGCAGAGAAAATCCAGGTCAATCGTTCTACCGTTGCCGGGTATGAACGCGGCTCTACTAATTTATCGGAAAGAACAATCACCGATATTTGCCGTGTGTTCTATGTTAATGAAGATTGGTTACGTGCTGGCGAGGGAAGCATGTTCCGCGCCAAGCCTACAACCAACGAAGAACTAGCACTGCAAGTTGGTAAGCTACTAAAGACAGATGATGAGTTTACCAAGAACCTATTTTTGGAATATCTCAAACTGCCGCCCGAAATGAAAACTTTATTTGAAGATTTCGTTCACAATCTGGCAAAAAGCAAATAACCGGCAAATAAAAAAATCCCCCGTACCATCCGCGGTACGGGGGATTTTGCTATGCCTTTTAAATTAGTGCAGCAAATAAAAAATCAATCTTCGTCTACAAGTCCAAGGATAAAGCTGTATATGACAGCCAGCGTTTCTTCATCTTTCACTTCCTGCAATATACCGATTATCCTACTCAATAAAACCTGCATTGTGCCCTCCATTCAAATTAAAGCAGGCCTACAACATTAAGAACCTATTTATATTCTACCACTAAGCTCGCTCATTATAAAGAGTTTTAGGAAAAGTAATTATTTGAATTGCAGTTTACATTTAAATGTGCTATTATTAAATCAAATAAAGACAGAAAGTGAGGTGGTTAACATGGTTGACAGTGGCACTATAAGCCTACAGATTAACAACCTCTATCAAACAATTTTCGCTGTGCCATTGGCGCAAGGCGTGACATGGGCAGTCTAAAAGCTGCCCATTATTTTTTTATTATTAAATATAGGAGCAAGTGCGTTATGACAAAATTTGAGTTTTATTGCTTGGTATTCGTGTTTGGTGCGGGTTTCGGCACCGGCTATATGGCGCTGGTCAACGGAGTAGTAGCCGTTGCTACTGTCAAATTTTTATGTTATTTATATAAGAATATCGATAATTTATATTTGTTTATATTATCTTTAATTCCGTTTATACTTATAGTTAAAACTGTAAGTCCTGTTACCTATTTGGTTGTATGGTTTTCTACTGCCTGCTACGTCCTCTTTATTTTGTATGCGATATTCAAAGGAAAGACTTCCAAAGATACTAAACATATGACTGCAACAGAATTATATTTGGAATTACGCGATGAGGCTTTCAAACAAAAACAACAATAGCCCACGCCGTACACGTGAGCTATTGTTGCTGTTGTTTTTGCCGAATCGTAAACACAATTTTGAAAGGAGGTTGTTTAGCATAAAGAATCTGAACACATGAAAACCTAAAAAAAGGAGAACTAAGGAAAATCAAGATTGCATCTTCATTTCAACACCCCGAAAAAATGAAGGTACTATAGTGCTTGTATCAGTGTTCACGGAAACTGCGCCGTCTACTGCGCCTACACCGGACCGCACAGCCGCCCCGAACACCTACTTATATTATATCACGATAATATGTTTAATTTGTGAATAATAACTTCATATAAGCGCTTAAAGAGTTTATGCACATGTTATCCCCAACTGTTGCAAAAAATGCAACAACTGAAAAAGGAAGGAGCAACTAAACATGAAATTACCTAACGGCTATGGTTCCGTTACGAAATTAACCGGGAACCGGCGGCGTCCGTATATGGTCCGCATTACAACCGGCTTTACCGATGACGGCCGCCAGCTTATGAAAATACTAGGCTATTACGCCAAACGCACGGAGGCACTTAATGCCCTTGCCGAATACAATCAATCGCCCTATGATGTTGAAAGCGTGGGCTTGACGTTTGCCCAGGTACACGAGAGGTGGGAAGCCGCAACCTATGTTGACGGCAAGGAAGAATCTAATCAATACAAAGCGGCATACAAACGCTGCGCGCCTCTATGGGATATACCATTTAAGAATATTAAGACTGCACAATTCCAGCAAATCATAAATGACTGTGACAAAGGCTACGCCACCAAGAAGGCAATCCGAATCGTATGTAATCTGATGGCCAAATATGCGCTTGCTAATGATATTATAGTAAAGAACTATGTTGAGCTTACCAGCCTACCGCCCCAGGTTGAAAGCAGAATACATAATCCGCTGACACAAAAGGAGCTTGCTATATTATGGGAGAACAGCCAGGATATAAAAGTGCAAGCTGTGCTTATCCTCTGTTATACCGGTATGCGCCCCACTGAGTTAGTGAAAGTTGAGAAAGCGGACGTTGACTTTGAAAATAAATTCTTCGTTGGCGGCATGAAAACCGCGGCAGGCCGTGGCAGAAGAATTCCTATTGCTGATAAAATCTTCGACTTCTTCAAGGATGCTTGCGAACGTAGTACCGGTAAATGTATCTTTTCTAATGAGAAAGGCAAGAACATATCATATGACGCGTACCGCAGCAGATACTGGGAACCGGTAATGAACATGTTTAAGATGGACCACTTGCCCGGCGACGGCCGCCACACCTGCGCAAGCCTGCTTGACGATAAGGACGTAAACGTAAAAATCAAGAAATTAATTCTAGGGCACGCCAGCTCCGATGTAACGGAAAGGGTTTACACTCATAAGACGTTAGAACAGCTATTAGAGGCTATAAATTTGATATAAGTTTGTTACATACGTATTACATATGTGTTACATACCAGTTACATACGCAGTTGATTTTCCATGAGCCGTAGACACTTTAGACATAATAGCAGAAGTATAGAAAAAGCCCGCAACCTGCATGGTTACGGGCTTTTCTTGCGATTTGTGATTGATTGAGATAGCCTTCTCTATTAACGTTTGG